CGGCCTCGCTAATTTCCTGCAAGACAGGATCGACATCCACGCCAAGCACGGCTGGATGCTCAAGTCAACACTAAAGGTGTAAGATGACGTACAAGTCACTGGAGTCACAGATCAAGACTTCTCTCGTGGAGGGTCGCAAGTCGGCGGGCAAGAAGATGCTCGACGACTGGCAGAGCCGAGTCAACAAGGCAGTCGACAAGCTTCAAGAGCCTCCGAAGGAAGAGAAGCCGGTCAAGGAAGAGAGAGACTACGAGGGTGGCATGGCCAAGACTCAGCTCCTCGCGATGGCTGAGAAGGCTAAGCAGATGGCAGACTCCCTCGGTGAAGAGGAGCAACTCGAGGCCTGGATCCAGACGAAGATCTCTCTGGCCAGCGACTACATCAGTACAGTACACGACGTCATGATGCACGACGAGAACAAGGGAAGGGTGAAGTAATGCCGAGTCTATTCGACGGACCAAAGTCCGTACTCAACGACATCACGAGTGTGATGAAGCAGTCTCATGAGAAGAAAGTCAACGGCTTCGTGGACGAGGCCATCGCTGGGGGTAAGAACACCCCTCAGCAAGTTGCAGACTACGCTAATCGCGTGAAGGGACCTAGCTTCGCTAGGGAAGCCGCGAAGGTAGCTCAGGAAAAGTTGAAGTGACCGACTTTCCGGTAAGAGACAACGTCAAGGGCACTCCCTACGAGAAGATGAAGCTCAAGCCCGGCGACAAAGAGACGATCGAGCGCAGGGCTCGAGTCAATAAGATCAAGCCGCGTCGCATAGACGTGGACGAGTCTGTCTCTCCTATGAGACAGTTAGCTAGGAAACTGGTCGAGTTCGCGCATGACAATAAAGGCTAATACGATAATCATCGGCGGCAAGAAGTTCACGCCAGCGGTCGAAGTCGTCAAGGCAGAGCCGAAGAAGCCGCCTCAAGATCAAGTAGAGATCTTCGACGAACCAAAGCTGGTGTCGACCAGAAACAGCTTCATTCTACAGAGCAATTCAAAGTTTCATCGTGATATGAAAGAATGAGAATAACAACCAACAGGAGTAACTACTAATGGCTAATTGGGGTAATACCGATGATGCTGCAAATTCAGTACTCTGGGCAACTACTCAAGTCAAGTTGACTCCGAATACTGTTAATCAGGCAAACCTATACACGAACACCACCGCAGACGCTTTCATCACTGGCATCACAGTCGGTCAGTTCGGCGTCAGTGGTCAGGAAGCTCAGGCTCTCCGCGGCGGTGCCAACACCAAGGTCACTCACGCCGGATGGGTGCTTCGCACCGTCGGCTCTGGCAATCGTGCAGGTCGCGTACAGAACGAGACTCTCGTTGCGATGAAGACTATCGCACAAGACGGCTCTGACGACACTGTCATTCCGGACTACATGCTCAACATCACCACGCAGCCGGCTAACGCTTCTGGTAACTCGACCAACAACGACATCACCAACATCAGCGTCGTCGCTGCCTCGGTGCCGTCGGGCGCTACCATCACCTATCAGTGGCAGCTCTGGGGCGGTTCGTCGTTCGCCAACGTCAGTGGTGGTTCTTACAGCAACTCCACGACTGCTACCCTGTCGATCCTCGCGAACACCTCGCCGTCTCTCAACGGCAAGATCTATCGCGTACAGGTCGGCGCTACAGGCGCGGCGAACGTCAACTCTGGCAACGCCGTCCTTACGATCACCTCGTAAACAAACTGAGAGTGGGAACACATGGCTACTACAACTAAGAAGATCACTGAGCTCGATGCGACCACGTCGGCGGCTAATACCGACTTGCTTTACGTCGTCAAAGACCCGTCAGGTGTTCCCACCTCTAATAAGATCACGGTCACGAACCTCTTCAAGGGTATCGTGACCGTCGGTGCGGCCCCCGCTTCTAATACCGCTGTCGGTACTCGCGGGCAGATTATAGCCAATAGCACTTATCTCTACATATGTACTGCGGCAAATACTTGGGTAAGGACTTCGATCACGACGTCGTGGTAATTTATTTTTATGACTGATCGCTTAGACGAGTCCAACTTCTTATTATACGCCGCGAAGTACTACGATAATCCACAGTGCTACGACACGGCCGAGTTCTACGAGGACTTGAAGCGATTCAAGTACATAAAGAGACTACTCAACAGGTACGTCAAACGAGGCGACCTCAAAGAACGATTGATCTTGAATCATGTCATAGCGCTGAATAACGTGTTTGGCCCGATGGCTACTGTGAGGATGATATTCTTGAAACTGGAGGGCATGGAGTCTTATGTGAAGCCCTTCTTAGTATTCTTGAGCATATTGCCAGACATAGTAGAGAACATCGACGGTACTAATCACTACACGGCCGGGATTCCGATGGATCCTGAGATAGAGAAGAGGCTCAGAGATCTATGACTAGATTAAGAGAGATGGTAGGAGTGGGAGCAGCCGCCGGCATGGGCGCGGCACCGACCGGAGCGGATCCTACTACGCCGGAGTCTAAGAAGTTCGCCGAGCCTGGCGTACCTCCTAAGAGAAAGAAGCGCGTCATCATCACCGACCCGGAAGCTCCTCTCAAGAGGAGTGCACTGAAGTCTCTCATGGGATTCAGGGAGTGGATCGAGGAGAGCACCAATGACTGAAGACTTGCAGACGAAGATAGCTCTCTTAGAAAAAGAAATAAATCACTTAGACCCTGAGCTATCAACGAAGGTCGCTCTCTTGGAGAGAGAGGTCAGCCAGTACAACGGTTTGATCGCTAAGTTTGACTTGACGATTGACAAACTCTCAGATGTTTCTGCTTCTCTCGAGAAGTTGGCGGTAGTACATGAACAGAGGCTGACTTATCAGGAAAAGAAAACAGAAGAGATCGTTGAGAAGATGAACGACGAGATCAAAAAAATAGTAGAGACTCTGAATAAACTCTCGGCTAAAGAAGAAGAGCACTACGAAGATCTGTCTACGAGAATGCACGCCATCGAGAAGTGGAAGTGGACTGTCGTGGGAGGAGCGATCGCGGCCTCGCTGCTCGCCTCTAAAGTAGACTTCAGTAAACTGTTTACTTTTATACCATAGTGTGTATAATGGTGCTAGCGCAAATGAGGCTAGCTTATGTTAACGACCAATTCTACATGGCTTGACGAGAAGTACGTCAACCTCCTGTCCTTTCGCCTAGACCGATTCAAGAAGGTCGGCAAGACTCAATACAACTTCAGGTGTCCGATATGCGGCGACTCTAAGAAGAGTAAGTCGAAGGCTCGAGGCTACGTCTTTGAGTACAAGGGCACTTTCTGGTACAAGTGCCACAACTGCGGCAAGTCGACCAAGTTCAAGAACTTCTTGAGAGAGGTCGACCTGACTCTCTTCGAGCAGTACAACATGGAGTGGCTCAAGGAGCACGGCTTCTCTTCTAAGCCTGCCACCAAGTTCGAGCACCAGATAGAGAAGTTCGACAAGCGCAGGACTGACAAGTTCGAGCCACTGAAGACTCTCAAGAAAGTATCCCAACTCCCATTCGATCACAAGTGCAGACAGTACGTCGAGTCTCGAAAGATACCGACCGACACTCACTACTTCTTGTACTGGTGTCCGAAGTTCTATACCTGGGTCAATCACTACATCCCCGACAAGTTCTCGGCGCAGACTCTCGAGAAAGACGAGGGTAGGCTCGTGCTCCCGTTTGTGGATCAGAATGGATACGTCACCGGCTGCACTGGCAGGTCTCTGGAGAAAGACGCCAAGCTGAGGTACGTCACCATCAAGTTCAAGGAAGAAGCGCCTAAGGTATTCGGCTTGGATAGAGTGGACTTCAAGAAAGAAGTCATCGTGGTCGAGGGACCGATCGACTCCTTATTCCTGCCGAACTGCATAGCTCTGGCGGGTAGCTCCGCGGACTTATCTGCTCTGCCGCTGAGTAATGATACCATTTATTTTTTCGACAATGAGCCTCGGAACAAGGACATCGTCAAACAGATGCAAGCATACATAGACAGCAACCGTCGTGTCTGCATCCTCGAAGACGTTCCCCACAAGGATATAAATGAAATGATCATGTCCGGTATGAGTCGTCGGAACGTCTTGGATCTAATACACCGGTCTACACATCGCGGCCTTCAGGCCAAGCTCGCCCTACAACGCTGGAAGAAGATTTAGAGAGGTACTACTCATGTATACTGACACACGTAAGCTATTGTCCGACGCTAAGTTCTATGAGTCCTATTCTAGATACGACGAAGACAAGGGACGCTACGAGACCTGGGATGAAGCCGTAGAGCGCGTGATGAATATGCATCGCGACTTCTACAAGGACAAGATGACCCCGAAGCTAGCCGAGTACATCGCGTTCGCGGAGACGGCCTACAAAGACAAGCTCGTACTCGGAGCTCAGCGCGCCTTGCAGTTCGGCGGCGATCAGCTCCTCAAGCACCAGATGAAGATGTACAACTGTACTTCGTCTTATGCCGATCGCGCTTCTTTCTTTGGCGAGATCTTCTACATCCTGTTGTGCGGCGCAGGCGCCGGCTTCTCGGTGCAGAGGCATCACGTCGACAAGATCCCAGTGATCGCTCCGAGGACGAAGCAGCCGAAGACTCACGTCGTCGAGGACTCCATCGAGGGATGGGCCACGGCGCTTGACGTGTTGATGTCGAGCTTCTTCAAGGACGGAGGTAAATATTTAGAGTACGCAGGACGTAAGGTGTACTTCGACTTGAACCAGATCAGGCCGAAGGGCGCGAAGATCTCTGGTGGCTTCATGGCACCAGGACCGGATCCTCTCCGCAGGGCACTCGACCGCATCGAGCACCTCCTGACCAGCATGGTCCTCATGTCTGAGAAGGAAGCGAAGATGAGGCCGGTCCACGTGTACGACATCGTGATGCATGCAGCCGACGCTGTGTTGTCGGGTGGTGTGCGTCGATCGGCGACCATCTGCCTATTCTCCCCTGATGACGAGGAGATGGCCAAGGCCAAGACGGGCAACTGGTTCATCGATAATCCGCAGCGTGGACGCTCGAACAACTCCGCAGTCATCGTTCGAAAGACCACAAGCAAAGAGCAATTCATGCAATTGATGCAGAGCATCAAGCAGTTCGGTGAGCCCGGCTTCGTATTCGTCGAGTCCACCGAGCACACGACTAATCCATGCGTCGAGATCGGGATGTACCCGCAGATCGACGGCAAGTCGGGGTGGCAGGGATGCAACCTGACTGAGATCAACGGAGGAATGTGTTCCGACGAAGAGACTTTCCAGAGGGCCTGCAAGGCAGCGTCCATCCTGGGAACTCTCCAGGCCGGCTACACCAACTTCAAGTTCTTGGACGAGACGAGCAAGCAGATCTTCGATAGGGAGGCGCTGCTTGGCGTCTCCATTACGGGTTGGATGAACAACCCGAGGACGCTGTTCAATGAAAAGATCCTCGAAGCCGGAGCCACCACAGTACGATCCACAAATAGGACTGTGGCTGCTCTTATTGGTACTAATCCCGCTGCTAGGACCACTTGCGTTAAACCTAGTGGCAACGCTTCTGTGCTTCTTATGACTGCGTCGGGTATCCACGCGGATCACTCGCCCATGTACATTCGCAACATCCAGCTGAACAAGGACACAGAGGTCGCGCGTCTCATCAAGAAGTTGAACCCGCACATGGTAGAGGAGTCGGTGTGGTCTGCCGGCAGGACTGACTACGTCGTGTCATTCCCGGTCGTACCGAAGAAGGGCTCGCTGTACAAGGACGACACCATCGGCATCAAGCACCTCTGGCTAATCGCCAAGGCGCAGAAGCACTGGGTCAACGCCGGCACGGACGAGAAGCTCTGCGCCGACGAGGGCATCCGTCACAACGTGTCTAACACAGTCATCGTGGACGACTGGGACGAGGTGGCCGAGTACGTATACGAGAATCGCGCCAACTTCGCTGGCATCTCGTTCCTCGCCATGACTGGCGACAAGGACTACGCTCAGGCCCCGAACACGAAGGTGATCGACGCCAAGGAGATCGTGAAGACCTATGGCACCGGTGCGGTATTCGCCTCTGGCCTCGTGGTGGACGGACTCAAGGCGTTCGACAACCTCTGGGTGGCGTGCATGACTGCCCAGAACAGGAGCATCGACATAAGCAGCGATGACTCCAGCCTGTTGCTGAAGAAGGACTGGATTCGCCGCTTCAAGAAGTTCGCGGAGAACTACTTCAAGGGCGACGCCAAGCAGGCCGAGTACTGCCTCAAGGACGTGTTCATCCTCCACAAGTGGGAGAAGATCCAGCAGAACCTGGTCCAAGACGTGGACTGGGAGAGCAGTCTCGTGGAGAAGAAGTATATAGATGTAGACACCATGGGTGCCGCCGCGTGCGTCGGTACTGCTGATGGTTGCTTAGTCTAAAGGAGGAATGAATGGGTTGGTCAACAGGCTCAAAGATTATGGGCGACATCATCGAGGCTCTAATGGAGACCGTGTCGGACGATCAGTACAGGGCGGAAGTCTATTCCGCCCTCATCGACATCTTCGAGAACTACGACTGCGATAATCTAAATGAGTGTTTAGAGATCGACGAGGTATTCGACGAGGTCTATCTGGAGAAGTATCCTGAAGAGGACTTAGTCGAAGAAGAAGCTCAAGAAGAATGGGACGATCAGACCGGTGGAGAATTCTGAGTACGAGAATCCGTGGCTATATTGGGGAGTCCCGCTGACTCCGGAAATCATAGGCGACAACTACGGATTCATCTACCTCATAACCGATACCGAGACTGATAAGAAGTACGTCGGTAAGAAGCTCTTCTGGAGTAAGAAGACGAAGGTAGTCAAGAAGAAAAAGAAACGATCTCTAGTCGAGTCTAACTGGAAGACGTACTACGGTTCTAACTTAGAGCTCATAGCTGACGTAGATAAAAAAGAAAGGACCTCGTTTAAGCGCGAGGTCCTTCACTTGTGTGCGTCTAAGGGCGAGTGCAACTACTGGGAGGCTTACGAGCAGTTCACCAGAGGCGTGCTATTGAGCGACGAGTACTACAACGGACACATCTGGGTCCGCGTACACCGCAGTCACCTTAAGTCTTCTTCTCGGGTTGCTCGCCGGGGATCTTGAGTCGATAGTCTATAGCGCCGTCGTGGACGTTTAAGTCCTGCACTACGGCATCAGCGAGGTTCTTTAGGGGGTGTTCTACGCCCCCTAATTTACACATGAAGGCAGTCAGCACTTCTCTAATGAGGATGATGTCTACCTCTCTGAGGTGCACCTCTTCGCTGTTACCATCTAGATTCAGGCTACCGATGCTCTGAATGATGTGATCCATCAAGTTGTCTGCGACGTCGTGATAGAAGTCCAACTTCATCGCCTCGATAGCCTTAGCCACCTCGTCGACAGACGTCGGCGTATTACTTACGTCTAGTCGCTTATTCTCTTTTGGGAAGGTGATGACGTTGTCCATGGTAACTCCTAGAAGTGATAATCCCATGGTATTTACACTTCCACGATTAGTGGCTTGTAGTCGTCGTAGTAAGGCGTCTCTTTAGGATAGCCGCGAGGATGACAGACCACTCGAGTATCGCCGATCATGTAGTCGCAGGCTTCGTGAGTGTGCCCGTGCACGATCAGCTTCGGCGGCTTCTTCATATCCAAGATCTTATAGGAGAGTTCGGTCGCGAAGAAGTCATTGCCACCAGACTCCCTGTACTTGGAATGAACCGACTGGTATGACGGCAGGTGATGGACTACCCACACATCTGCATTGGATCTGAATAGATGCTCCTTATGATTTATGTGTGTCTTCACGTACTTGTCATAGTTCATGCCTCTGATCTGACGACAGTCTACCATGTACTCCTTGAAGTCCCACCAGCGAGTAGGCGAGATCTCGGTCCAGAGAGTGGCGCCCGCGATCTTGATGCCGTCTACCTCGATAGTGTCAGGAAAGTCTACGTCGGCGTTAGCGAACGATTTCCCGTAGTAGTCGTGGTTGCCTGGCACGGCGAAGTACCTATCACCCATCTCCTTCTCGAGCCAGTCACGCATTAGCTTATTTGGATGCGTGTCACCAGCATTCAGGTAGAACACTTCAGGATCTAGCTCTGGCGGATACCACGGCTGAAACTCCATGTGTAGGTCTGAGATGATGCCGAACTTCATTATTCGACTTCTTTCCATGACACTACTGTCACCCTATAGCCTCCCATGGCCTCTGCCCAGAGTAGGGCCGCGTCTGAACTCGACGTGCGTACTACAGACTCGTAGATATAGGCACCGATGGAGTAACGAACTGTGTATTCTTTCATTGCTTGATCACCTCTCTGCATAACAGCAACCTGTCTGGCCAATTGTTTCCGCCTTCATTGTAATAAGCTAGTGTGTGAAGTGTGCCATCTTTAGGCTTAGTGTCTTTGAAGAGCTCGATCGTCGGCATCTCCCAATCATAACCAGGTTCTGAACCATAATTACGGGCTATCCAGTCGGCAAGCGCGCTGTACTTATCACGCCTGAGATACATCGTATTTCTAGTCTTATAGACTCTCACTTCACTACCCTCAATAGTATTGTGTTCTCATTTATGCGATCCTGCAGAGTCGCTTCCTTCAGGTCGTCCATGACCTTGCGCAGGATGATCTTACCACCACTCAAGACGGACTGGACGATCTTCTCGCCTTGCCTGCCTGTGCGACGAGTCATGGTCGTCTTCTCGTCGAAGTTGACTATGCTAGACCTCTTGATGTCTAAGCCGCCGCGATCGATGGCTCGGAACACCGTGAGCGTCTTGTACTTGACGTTGTATGTCCAGAGCTCGGCCGCGCCGACGATCTGCTCCGGCGACACCGAGGCGAGCTTGGTCTCTTGGTCTTCCTTCTTATAGCGGAAGTTCTTCAGTTTCTTCTCCACGCTCTGCGGCTTCTTCTTACGAGGAGTGCGGAGCTTCTTGGCGTTCTGTCCGTAGCGGAGCAGGTCTGACATCATCTTCTCGAGGAAGGCAATACGAGACCTGAGCCACTTCTTAGAGAAACGTGAGTAGGCCTCGTTCACCTGAGGATCAGATCCCTCGACGGCGAGCTCCAGCTCCTCGTACATGCCCGCGTAGTAGGCTGCCATCTTAGTGGTGTGTTGAGCGGGTATCTCTGCCTTCTGACAGAACTCGTAGGCGTCGAACTCGGTGATCTCTCCGAGATAGTGCTTGTCCATCACTTCCTCGAGGTCACCTATCAGGTCGGCCACGCGATCACGAATCCTATCCTGAATGTTAGGCTTCTCAGAGGCCGGCTTCTCTTCCTTCTTATCTTCGTCAGTAGACCGCTTGCTGAAAGCTTCACGAAGCTTGTCATCGAGGAAGTCGTACGTGTGAGAAGTGAACTGGACACCACGCGAGGACATGCGGGCGATCCAAGCACAGGTCAGAGGGAATAGGTTGTCAGGTACGGACTTCAGCCTCTTGGCGTCTTCCAACCGGCCGTCTTTTTTCAGGAAGTCAGTGAGCCACTCTCGTGCCTCCGATAGCTCGGCCATGGACCCGTACCACGTGTAGGCACGGATCCTCTCAGCATCAGACAAGATCTGCCCAGGCTTATACACGGGCTCATCTCCGAGATACTTCTGATTTACTAGGTAGACTTCAGATCTCGTCTTCTTGATCTTCTTTGGAGGAGCTTTCCTGATTAACTTCTTGGGCATTACTTGGAATCCTTAAGATTTGACTAGATCTTATCTAGTCGTATGAAAAATGTACACGGTTAAATTTAGAGAAGCCCTGGAGCCCCTCCGGCCAGTCTGGGATAGGGTAATATGGCCTGCCGGCCACGGGGCTCCTGTGCGCTCCGGAGAGCTCTGGAAGGGCTCAAAAAGTCTAATCTTTTCAGCGGCTTGCCTGCCGGTTTTGAGTTCTCTGCAAGCCATTGATATTGTTAGACTAAAAAAAGTTCGTATCATGCGCACTTTTTTCACCCTGGGCATGTACATTTATGGGCACCCTGGGTATAAAGAATCATGATCAAGGAAAGGAACAACATGAACCGGGAATTCACCATCACCGCTCCCAAGACCTACGCCAGCAGGGAAAATGCCCGTAAGGCAGTGGCCAAGATCGGTGCCGAGCGCCTCCGCCACTTCATCATGCAGAACGATGAAGGTCGCTTCTTCCCGGTGTTTGTGGGTCAAGAAGCGGTTCAGGAAGGCATCCACTTCCACTTCAACGTGGTTGGTTGACATAGGCCTTAGGATAGCCTATAAGTAACTATGAACAACGGAGATAGACAGATGTGCCCTTCTGAAATTCGTGAGATGTATGATATGAACCCCAACATGACAGTCGCTCAGCTTGCCCGGATGGCAGGCATTACCGTCAATCAAGTCAAGCGTATTCTGATGCAATCTGCTAGCTGCCCTTTCTAAGGAGAAACCGATGTTTGGATGGCACATCGTCTGGTTCTACGCAAAACAATATGGCTATGGTTCGAAAGAACATAGGCTAGCACTTTCCAGATACAAATAACGGTTGACTCTGGTCACCAGATAGCCTATAAGTAACTATGAACAACGGAGATAAACAGATGGACCTCACTGAAATGCGCAAGCTGCGTGACCGGGCTTTCTTCAAGATTGTCGCGAACCCGGAGACGGAAAAGCAGTGGCACGATGCCAAGACCCGTGAAGATCGTGAACTGCTCATGACGTGGGCGATCCTCGAGATCGGGCATGCTCGTGGGTATGATGATGGATACTGTAACGGTCGCGCGGATGGATACCATGATGGATGTCTAGAACAGACTCAGGATTGAACAACGGAGAACAAGATGACTCTCGATGAATTCAAGACCATGGTCGCTCGTCACGACCTCACCTACAACTACTCAGACGACGCCGGTGTTCGGCGTCTCGGTCACGCGGCCTACATGAAGATCAAGGAAGCTGCCGAGCAGCTCCCTCGCGAGGACGCGGTCCGGATCTGGAACTCAGAGGTCGACCGCAAGCTGGTAGACGGCACCGGCTTCTACTGGGAATAGCGGTTGACATTTTTTGGTACTCAGGGTAAGATGCTCATATGATGAAAACTCTGCTCCTCTCTCTTCTCTTGGCGGCGCCTACCCCTCCGGGGCTCTTGGCTCTCGTCTTCCTCATCACTTTCTTCACCGTTCACGCTTTCCTCAAGGAGGTCTACTATGCACATCAATGAAATCGAAGCTCTCGCCATGCGGTTGCGTAGCCTCATCCGCCGCGCCGACACGTTCGGCCACTCTCGCTCTGCTATCCTCGAAGAAGTCAGCTTCGTGGCTCTCGACCTCGAGAAGCAGGTCAATCAACTGGATCGCGAGATGGACGAGATGTATCTCAACTCTCTGGCCGATCATCACACCTACGCGATGGGGAAGTGAGATGAAGAACATGAACCTCGAAGCAATGCGGAACCTCGATAAGCTGCCGCTCCCTGTTGCCAAGGAAGTATCCAAGTCTTGGTTGGTAAAGCCCAAGAAGGAGAACAGCATCTATAGGTACAACAACCTGTTGCTCGACATCGAGCGATCGCCGTCCTCGGAGAAGCTCATGTTGACCATGTGGAATGTCATCCTGGCAGGTGATGGTCTCGCTGTTCCGAATTCTAGGTGGCAGCAGGATCACGCCAGGCACCTCTACACCTGAGCCTCTAATATTCTCCTGTACACGTCTGTGCATTAGTGTATAATGCTGTTAAGCCAAACAATAGGATGTACTATGGATTTCGTTAAGATCTCTTCGTCTTTCAAGTACGGGTACGACAAGAAGTATACGAATCACTCCGAGAAGGTAGCGATGCTAGTCAAGAGAGTCATGCCGCTGGCTAGGACGCTGCTAGACCTGCCGAGCTCCTTGCTCATCGAGCTCAAGCCGACACGTAAGCCTAATGCCTACTACTGCCATAATAACTTGAAGGTAGTCATCGACACGCGTAAGTGTAGTACTCTGACTTCTGCGCTGCGAGCTCTAATGCACGAGCTGGTGCACGCCGAGCAGTTCAAGCACGGTCGTCTGAAGATCACTACGAAGACCATGCTCTGGGAAGACAAGCCGGTGGTGATGGAGACTAAGAACTACGAGAAGTATAGCGCTCAACCCTGGGAGAAAGAAGCATTTCGTCGAGAGGTAGAGCTGACTGAACTCATAGCAGAGAAGATCACGGGGAAGAAGAATGCTTGATGTAGGAACGTATGTCACGGTCACAGTCAAGAACCCGATGTGGCCATACAAGCAGGTCTACGCCAGCTACGTGCACATACCGGAGTTCAACGAGTACACGGGTCGCTTATGCGAGTCTGGTAAGCGAGATCCGGCCGGCACTTTTAGAATGACTGGAGGCTCCTCGTATCCAGTTCGCCTACTGGACATCGATAGAGTCGTGGACATCGTCGTGCACGATATATAGACTGTGAACAAACAGCGAGGCACGATGATAGAGATCTACAGTAAACCGAACTGCCCCTACTGCGACGCTGCGAAGGCTGTATTTAGAGCAAACAGTGTACAATTTAATGAACACGTGGTAGGATCAGACATATCGAGGGAAGAGTTCTTACAGAAGTTTCCTAACTGCAAGACAGTCCCTCAAATCATAATCAACGGCCATCACGTCGGTGGCTACACAGACCTTACAGAATGGATGACTCACAATGACCTCAGGAACGTTCTCTCTGGCTGATCGCGACTACCTCGTAGAGCAGCTGCACTCCATGATCCTCGAAGTAGACTTCACCAAGCGCGACGGCTCTCGTCGCACGATGAAGTGCACCTTGCGCGGTGATAAGCTCCCTCCTCCGGAGAAGCCTGTCATCGACCTCACCAAGCCCGAGCGCAAGGAGAACCTCGAGGTGATCTCCGTCTACGACCTCGAGGCCAAGGGCTGGCGCTCTTTCCGCATCGACTCGATCGAGTCCATCACCATCAGGGAGTCTGTATAATGGGTTTCGCCTACAACAACATCGACATGACCAAGAAGTCGAGAGGCGGCAGCGAGCTCATGGCCGAGAGGCTAGAGAAGCGCATCGATCCCGAGATGCTCAAGCACTTCCAGATCCACGTGTCTCGCGTAGGCGAGGTCGACGAGAGCAAGATCCAGATGCTCCAGCTGCAGGACTTGCCCGGCGACCCCGCCTCCGATCATCTGAAGAACGGCGGCTACAACAAGTTCGAGCGACTCGTCTTCGTCTCCAACTGGCAGATGCAGAACTACATCGCTTACTACGGCATCCCGTGGTACAAGTGCTGCGTCCTGACCAACGCCATCGAGCCGGTGCCTTCCGCCCTCGACAAGAAGCCGAAGGATCGGGTCAACGTGATCTACCACACGACTCCGCACCGTGGCCTCGAGCTCCTCGTTCCCGCCTTCACCGAGCTGGCCAAGAACCACGAAGACGTTCATCTAGACGTCTACTCCTCGTTCTCCATCTACGGGTGGTCAGAGCGAGACAAGCCGTACGAGCCTCTCTTCGACATGATCAAGCAGCACCCGAAGATGACTTACCACGGGGCTCGTCCCAACGAGGAAGTCCGCGAGGCCCTGTCTAAGGCTCACATCTTCGCGTATCCGAATATCTGGATGGAGACGTCCTGTATGGCCCTGATGGAGGCCATGAGCGCCGAGTGTCTATGCGTACACCCCAACTACGGCGCCCTCTACGAGACCGCGTCGCAGTACACCTGGATGTACCAGTGGCAGGACAACAAGCAGGACCACCTCAACAACTTCTATCAGATGCTCGACGGCGCAGTCAAGGCCGTGCGAGAGATGAGCGAGGTCCTCGAGAATACTCTACAGGGACAGAAGATGTTCGCCGACAGGTTCTACAACGTCGACATCAAGAAGTTCGCCTGGGAAGCCCTACTCAAGTCAATCCTCATCAAGAAGCGAATCGCTCCTCATGATAATCCTTGATCTCAATCAGGTCATGATCTCTAACCTGATGGTTCAGCTGGGCAACCACACTAACCATCAGGTAGAAGAGGACTTGCTGCGTCACATGATCCTCAACTCCATTCGCCTGTACAGGCAGAAGTTCTCCTCCGAGTACGGAGAGCTGGTCATCGCTTGTGACGACAAGAACTACTGGCGTCGAAAGGTCTACCCCTACTACAAGGCCAATCGTAAGAAGGCCCGAGAGAAGTCGGAGCTGGACTGGACCAAGATCTTCGAAGCCCTGAATAAGATAAGGGCCGAGCTCAGAGAGGTGTTCCCGTATCCCACCATTCAAGTGGACTCTGTGGAGGCAGACGACGTGATCGCCACTCTGTGCTCTCTCAGGGGAGCGACGGTATCCAGCGAGCGGATCCTCATCTTATCGGGTGACAAGGACTTCAACCAACTCCAGAAGTATGGCAATGTTGAGCAGTTCGACCCGGTGAGAAAAAAATGGATCAAAACCGACGATCCGTATAAATACGTACAGGAGCACATCATGAGGGGGGACACTGGAGACGGCATCCCGAACTTCCTCTCGGACGACGATACTTTCGTATCGGACAAGAGACAGAAGCCCCTCACGCAGAAGAAGATCGACGCCTGGTTAGGCAAGGATCCGAGCGAGTTCTGTGACGACATGATGCTTCGTAACTACAAGCGAAACCAGCAGTTGGTAGACTTTGAGTTCATTCCAGAAGATGTCAAGACTCGCATCCTCGACGAGTACAAGGCTCAGTCCGGTAAGACCCGCGACAGACTGTTCAACTACTTCATCCAAAACAAACTAAAGAATTTGATGGAAGTCATAGGCGACTTCTAAGGAGATAACCATGCGTAAGAGCGTCGCAGAGATTCTAGAAGAGATCTCCGCTTTGAAAAAGAAAGAAGATAAGATCACCAAGCTTCGCGAGAATGTGAGCAACATGGTGATGATGAAGATCCTCCAGTGGACCTACGATCAGAGAATCAAGTGGCTCCTACCGGAGGGTGAAGTCCCGTACAATCCTACCAAGTACCTCGATCAAGAGGGCAACCTCTACAACGAGGCCCGTCGACTCTACCTATTCGTGGAAGGCGGCAACCCTAATCTAAAACAGATTCGTCGCGAGTTCCTGTTCATCCAACTACTCGAGACGCTGTCTCCTAAAGAAGCTCAGCTCATGGCCTCTGTCAAGGATAAGAAGCTCCCGTTCAAAGGCATCTCTGAGAAGTTAGTACAGGAGGCATTCCCTGGTCTGATCAATGAGGCAGCACTGATATGAACAAGATCTTTCATAAAGAGTCTGAGTACAACGACGCTGAGTACGGTAACTACTTCGCGCCACACCAGAATAAGGATAATCGTCGCGCCAAGCGGATCGCGGAGTTCGCTAAGAAGAAGCGCAAGGACGAAGACGAGGATTATGACATCTGATGCCGACTTACACATTCACTGACGCCACTGGTAAAGAGTGGACGGAATTCATGAGCATGAGCGAGCACGCCGAGTACTTACGTAGTAATCCGGACGTGCAGCAAGTACTTTATCCTACGCCTCTCCTCGATCCCACCAGCCTATCGGTCAAGGGGGTGAAGAACAAACCTGACTCGGGATTTAGAGATCTACTCAAGGATATGAAGAAGCGACACTCGGGAGGGTTGAGTAAGTCAACGATTAATACGTTCTAGGAGTTCCATGTACGAAGAGATCCAAGAGCTAACAAGAAAACAAAAAAGACAGCTCAAAAAGAAGGAGAAACTTCACTACGAGCCCGATCAGGCCCGTCGCGGCCTAGGAAATATGATGCTGAAGCGAGTCATGCCATTGACTGAGAATCAGCAGAAGACATTCGAGGCCTACGAGGTCGGCAAGAACCTGATGCTTCACGGCATGGCCGGAACTGGCAAGACCTTCATCTCGATGTACCTAGCACTCGAAGACGTGATTAACAAGGAGGCCTACAATGATGTTACTATCGTTCGCTCTGTCGTTCCTACTCGCGACATGGGCTTTCTACCTGGCAACCAGGGCGAGAAGTCTAGAGCCTATGAGATGCCGTACTTCCCGATCGCGAAGGACCTCTTCAATCGTGGAGACGCGTACGACATACTCAAGCAAAAGAAGATCATAAACTTCATCACTACATCATTCATCAGAGGAACTACCATCAACGACTCCGTCATCATAGTAGACGAAGTCGAGAACATGACTTTCCATGAGATAGACTCGGTCATCACTCGAGTCGGTAAGAACTGCAGGATCATATTCTGCGGCGACTTCAGACAGTCAGATCTGGCCAAGAGCGAGGATCGTAATGGGTTGTTGAAGTTCATGGACATAGTTGACAAATTACGCAACTTCGCTTATGTTGAATTCGGTAAAGACGACATCGTCAGATCAGGATTGGTACGTGACTACATCATCGCTAAGACAAATCTCGGATACGCGTAAGGAGTTCTTACACCAGCGCCTATCATTTGAAGAACTAAAGTCTCACACACTCGAGGGAGGATTCCGTCTGTACGAGAATGCGGACGGGGTCCTCTTTCCGTCTGTGACTACCGCTCTCGGAGACATGAAGAAAGACTCGCTGATGGAGTGGCGTCGTAGAGTAGGCGAGGAAGAGGCCAACAGGATAGGTCGCGAGGCTGCCTCTCTCGGTACCAGGCTACACACGCTGTGCGAGAACTACCTAGACAATGTGCCCGACTACGATCGCAAAGCGTTTCCTGGAGAGCTCGAGCTCTTCTCTAAAATGAAGCCTGTACTCGATGAGCGAGTCAGTGTAGTATATGCTCAAGAATTTCCGATGTACTCTCTCGACTTAGGAGTGGCCGGCAGGTGTGACTGCTTCTGTGTATTCGATGGGAAGCCCACAGTCGTGGACTTCAAGTCATCCTCGAAGATGAAGAAAGAGGAGTGGATCGAGAACTACTTCATTCAGGCGACCGCCTACGCTCTGATGTTACGAGAGAGATTCGGTAGGCCGATTGAAAAGTTCGCAGTGTTGATCTCTTCCCCAGAGGGTATGCAGGTGTTTCACAAGGACACCGAAGACTATATAGAAGTAGCGAGGGACTACTTCAAGGGCTATCACGCCAGGCACGGTCACACGCAGGAGTACTTCCGCGGCCTGATAGAGAGGAATGAGACATGTACTTAGAATACTGGATGATCGCCGCTATCGTCGGCTGCTTCGGGGCTTGCGCGTACTTTAGTCACTCGAGAGGCAGACAAGACGGCATCCT